GTTTCCATTAACCAGCTTGTGCGTAAAGCACATCGTCAAACTTTTGCCACAAATTAAGCGCTATTACCATTTCTGTAATGTCATTGTCGCCAATGTAAGCGTATGTTATTTCATCGTTATAACCACGAAACTCAATTTTTGTATTGCCAAGAATTATTGAGTCAATGTAATGTCCGTCTTTCATAATTTCCCCTTTAAAGACTGTAGTTTCTTCTCAATTTCAAGGGTTTTTAATTAGTACAAACCCTATGTTTGCATAAATACAACAAGGCTGTATTTGGCAGTTACTACGAATGGGACAGAAAGCCGCAAAATTTCCCAATTACTGCATCCTACATTGGCGGCTTAACGCCCTTATAAATGTCTTATTTTTGCATGACTTTTTCTTGAAATTTCATGCACTTACAAGCATTTTTAAATTAGGTGGGGGCGGTCTGCACGGACAGACATGGTAGGCGAAAGGGGAAAACGCCTCGCCCCCGTTGTTTAGTTTAAACCACTTTTCAGTTTGTATATTTTCAGTAACGCTAAAAACATTTCGTAACCATCACGAAGGTCTTGCTCTTTATGCTCGTATATTGCTACCTCGCCAGTTTCGCCATTAATGTATACATTGGCGCACCGTGCTGTGGGCGCTAAAACTTCTCTGTAGGCCGCAAGCTGTAGTGTATGCTCTAAGTAGGGTGTTAGTTCACCAGGGCTTTTTTCTGTCGTCTTAAAGTCAATAACGACTCCCCCAAAGTCATGTCTTGGCTTGCAATATAAGTCGCATTTACCACCATAGCCTTCTTGGTTTACTAGACTCTGCTCTGCAATCCATAGCTGAGTACCAAAATGAGCCGTTACAGCGTCATCTACCTTGCGGACATAGTCAGGTATTGCTGGTAGGTATTCTTGGCTGTAGAAGCTCTCTAGGAAGTCGTGTATTTGAGTACCCCTAGCCATAGCGTCTTGGGACTTTTTCTTAGCCAAGTCCATAATTCTAGCAATGTATTGTTTTTCTTCTTCACCTTCTTGGCGAGGATTTTCAATAGCAGCTTTAATAGCCTCACCTTGCAACCACGAATTAAGGCCATCTTTGGAAAGCTGCTGATTTATAGTGGACACCGAAGGCACTAATGTGCCAGGCGCTGCTTTGGCATCACGCAAAGTTACTGACCTTTCTTTGCCGTTTTTGCCAGTCATAGTGTAGCGTGGTGCGCCAGTTAAGGCGCAATACCAATGTTGTGACATATTTTCCCCTTGTTACTGCTTAGTTAAGTAACTCTAAAATTGCTTCTCTGTCTATGTCATTTAAACAACAGTCTGCACAAACTTGTATTACATCACGCAAAACAGTTGCTAAGTCATTGACCTCAAATGCTATTAACTGCCTTTCCTCATCTACCCCAAAAGGCTCAGTAGAAATAATGGCTTTGTCGCCAATAACATCTTTAATTTGACTTAGCATATTCATTTCTTTAAAACGGCAAGTCCGAGTCTACAATTTCGTCTGACCCTGCTGGCTTAAATGCTTTGGCTTCTTTAGCTTTGCCAATAGAAACGCTAAAGAATTTGCCTTTAGTGCCTTCTTTAACCCACGCAGATAAATAACATTCACTTCCATTGACCATAATAGAGCCTGTATAGTCTGGGTGATTTTCCGTTGTTTTGCGGTCATTTTTGAATAGCGAGCCGCTACCCTCTTTTGGTATGTAAGCCATTAAATTTCCTTTGCTTTTACTACTGGTTTAGGTGACGAAGCGGCATTACCGTCATCGTCTGCTTGTACTACTCCAACTACTGCTGCCAATGCGTACCTACGCATATAAGTTAAACAACTACCAGCGCCTTGTGCGTCAGGCTTGGTAACAGGTACAGACATTTCTTGGCTAATGTATTCGCCAGACTTATGGCTAATAATGGTTGTCAAAGACATAGACTTGTCCAAGTCTGAATAAAGACCTGGAAACTGCATAACTGCCAGCCCATTTTGAGAAAGAAGCTCACGACAAGCACCCCAAACAGACTCAAGGTCAGCATACTTAGACTTAAAGAAAGGATTAGCAGAGTCTTTAACCGCATGGGACATTTTTCCTTGTACTGTAGACAAAGCTAAAGTTAAATTTGCAATAGAATCAGACTGGTTCATTTTGCACCCCCAAAAATTGCGCCAAAGTCATTAAACAACTCTTTAAGCACTACATTGCGTTTGGGTTTGCCACAGGCTTGGCGAATACAGTCCACTTGCTCTTGGCTTAATTCACCGCCAAATTCCATGTCGTCAAGTGCTGACTCTAAGAATTCTTCATGCTCAAGCATTAATTGGTTTAATTCAGACATTTAAGTTCCCCTTAAAAATATACCAACATTGGTATAAGTAATACTTTAACACAAGCAAACAAAAAAAGCGAAGTCTTTGCAAATAAACAACAAATAAGTTAAACTTGGTGAATGGACACAAAATTAAAACTTACCGACACCGCAATTATTGACCTTTTGGGTGGGACTTCAAAGGTAGCAAAAATGTGCAGAGTAGACCCAGCAGCCGTGTCTAATTGGCGCATTAGGGGAATACCAGCCGACAAATATATGTTTTTGGGCGCAAGAATAGAAACCGAAAGTCATGGGCTTGTAACTCGTCAAGACTTATTTCCCAAAAACTATTTTTTAATATGGCCTGAATTGTTGCCAAAAAGCAACGCTTTTATACAAATAGAAGACTAATGCTTAAATTACCTAATGTAACCATTTGCGCTATAGACTCGGTACAGCCTGACAAAGCCAAAAAAGCCATAGAAAGAAGCAAAAGACACATTGAATTTGGTGGCGAATTATTTATTGACCACATGAGTATTAACAGTCGGCAAGCGTATAGCAAATTTGTCCTTCAAGAGCTACATAAATACATTCATACGGACTTTGTTTTAATAGTGCAATGGGATGGGTGGGTAATTGACGCAAACGCTTGGCAACCTCAATTTTTAGACTATGACTACATAGGCGCTGTATGGCCTTGGCATCCTGAAGGGTTGCGTGTAGGTAATGGTGGCTTTTCACTACGAAGCAAGAAGTTGTTGCAATTATGCGACACTTCACAATTTAAATACAGCGACAAAAATGAAGATGACCTAATATGTCATTTTAACCGTGACTACTTGGTTAGCAATGGAATAAAGTTTGCCCCAGAAGAATTAGCAAGGTATTTTAGCTATGAAAGGGAGTTGTCAAACTTGCAAACCTTTGGTTTTCATGGAGATTTTAATATGGGCAAATATTTGTAGTATTATTACCTTCCTTTCTTGAGGCTCTAACGACATACCAGGGGAAAGGAATTACAGCGCTACTGGGGGTAATGGTTGAAACAGCGCAATATAGGTGGCGAAGTTAGTGCCTATACCATGCAAGACTGACGGGTTAAGCGATTCCTCATTGGAAAACTTATGAAGGCTACCTAGGTAGGGCTAGGTACGCTCAAACCTCTTGGAAGTGGTTTTTTAACAACTAAGTATAAATACTAATACAGCTTTTAAAGACTTTAGGGCAAACTACAAGTACTCAATATTGAGTGACATTTAAGGGGAATTAAATGAAAGACTTTATAGGCAGTTGTTTATTAGGCGTTTTATTTGCAGCTATGTTTTTCTACGGCATACCTGCTAAAGCGCAAACTTACCCAGTAACAAACGCACAAGGCTATAGTCAAGGCACAGTACAAATTAACGGCAACACCGCACAATTTGTAAACCCTATGGGTTACACCACTCAGACTGCTACAATATACCCTAACCAAGTCGTAATAACGACACCAAATGGTTACACACAAAGCGTTGTTGGTAACACAGGCTACACAGTACCACCTAGCCCACCAACACCAATGTCCCCAAGGGTAATGCAGTAGGAGAAAGGAATGTTTAATGAATTCTGGTCTTTATATCCACGAAAAATTGCTAAAGCAACTGCAAGAAAAGCCTGGGCAAAATTGTCCGCAGAGCAACAACTTATGGCTGCAAAAGCTATTGACACACATTGCCAATACTGGGGCGCAAAAGAAACCGAATTAGAGTTTATACCGCACCCTGCTACATGGTTACACCAAGAGCGTTGGGAAGATGAATTAGTAATTGAACCTAAGAAAACAAAAGAGTCTAAAGAATGGATGTTTAGCAATGAAGGCATTGACGCTAAAGCTAGGGAGTTGGGAATTATGGGCAACGGTTATGACACTTATGCAAGCCTCAAAGCCAAATGTATGAGCAAGCTAAACATGAGTGTGGCGTAAGGTATTTATGCGCTTTACGAAACAAATTAGGTTTAAACAAGTTTAGACTTTACATTAGCAAACATAATTTTGACGAAAAACTTTTGCGTGATTTTTATACGCAATATGAATTAGGAAACAGGGGAGAAACAGGATGTTGGAAAAATACATTGTCGCAGCAACAGGGCTTGGGTATTTAGTGGTCGGTTTAGCACAATACGCTAAAGGCTCAACTTCTAATGGTTTAATTTGGGTTGGTTATGCTGCGGCTCAAGTCGGTCTATGGATGAACCTTAAATGAAAGTGCTTGTAGCGTGTGAGTTTAGTGGCACGGTGCGTGATGCTTTCCTCGGGGGGGGGCATGAAGCTATGAGTTGTGATTTAGAACCTTGCGAAACCCCAGGGCCTCATTACAAAGGCGATGTTATGGACATTATTGGTGCTGGTTGGGATTTAATGATTGCACATCCACCATGCACACATTTAGCTGTAAGTGGTGCTAGGCATTTTTCTAAAAAACAAGCAGATGGTAGACAACAACAAGGCATTGATTTTTTTATGGCGCTGGCTAATTCAAAAATACTACACTACGCTATTGAAAACCCAATAGGAATTATGAGTAGCAAATGGCGAAAACCTGAGCAAATTATTCAGCCTTGGGAATATGGTCACAGCGTTACCAAAGCTACTTGTTTATGGCTTAAAAATTTACCGCCATTACGACCAACAAATGTTGTAGACAAGGGCACAATTTGGGTGGCTAAAAGCGGTAAGCGTATGAGTCAATGGTATTACGACAGCAGTTGTTTGCCGCCAAAAGAAAGGGAAAAAATGCGTAACAAAACATTTCAAGGTATTGCTGATGCTATGGCAGACCAATGGGGTAATTTATGAAAGAATTTAACCCACATAATGCTTTTGAAACGCTTGAGCGCATTAAATACAAATACGCAGAAGCAGAAGGTTTAGTTGCTGGTTTAGACGCAAAGAAAAAAGCCATTATTGCAGTTATGATGAAAATGTCTAATGAAAATGCGTTGGGTGCACAAGAGCGTGAAGCCTATGCTTCTAAAGAATATGCAGAATATTGCGAGCAAATTGACACCGCCACCGCTAACAAAACTTTATTAAAGTTAGAAGTAGCACAAGCTCAAATGGAGTTTGAAGCCTGGCGCACAGAACAAGCAACCAACAGAAATATAGAAAGACTGACTAGATGAACAATGAACCAGTAGCGTGGTTTGAACAAGACCCTGACATGAAATCAATTTGGTATCAGTCCGACCAAGATAACCCTAATGCTATTCCACTCTATACCCATCCAGCATCCAAAGCAAAAGATAGATTTCCCAACTACGAAACCATTTGCCTTCAATGTGGCACAACAATTTATAAGCCGTTTAAAGAACTAACAGACAAAGAAATACTGTCTTTATGGGATTGGGATAGTGGTGAAATATTGGCTACAGATTTGTTAGATTTTGCAGATGCAATACTAAGAAAAGCACAAGAGAAATGACTGACTACTCTGAAAACTATTTGCGTATACAAAAGCTATTAAAGTGTTACCACAACGCTACGCTTAAAAAGCAATACGAAAAAGCTACCAAAATAGCCCATGACTTAGCTGAAGAAACCATAAGGCTAGAGTTTGCTACTTATGACCAAGTGAGAAAAACTTGGCTAAGTTAATGCGTAATATGTTTGCCACGCATACAGACTATGCGGAGTTTAAGGGCCTTATTCCTACAAACCCATACCTAGTCCCAAGTAATGTAGATGGCATACTTGAGCGCAATGGTCAGTTTCTTATATTGGAATGGAAACGCTTTGGCGAAAAAGTAAGCGATGGTCAGCGAATTATGTTGCAAGCATTGGCGGCAAAACCTAGTTTTATGGTAGTAATTATTTACGGAAATACCGACAATGAAACTGTAATTGACTCATATTTTTTGCTTACACCTGATGGAAAACCAGTAAAGTCTGGTGTAGGGTTTGAGTCTTTCAAACAATTTTATAGAGATTGGTATAACTTAGCGGATGGCTACCAAAAGTGAAAAGAACTATATGGCAAGAGTTGCCAGACTCGGTTGTATATTGTGCAGTACCGTGCTTGGGTATGAAGACAGTCCTGCCGAAATTCACCACATTAGAAGGGCTGGTGTCCGTGCTACAAGCCCA